GGTGGGGTGGCGCAGCAGCGCAGTGGCTTGTGCGTCCGAGACTTCAGCGACAGCACCCTTACCCTTCCAGGTCTTACCGCTGTGCGCCACGCGATCCGTGACGAAGGGCTTGCGGCCGATGTATTCGATTGATGGCATGTGTGCTCCTTACAAGAAAGCCCGCACCACGCGAGGCGGTGCAGGCGTTCACGGGCTGGGCTTAGATGCCCTCGGGGGACTGCAGAACGGTCAGGTCCAGACGGCCGGTTGCAGCCGCACCGGTGACGGTTGCAGTCACGAAATAGCGGACCTTCTTCTTCACCGGGGCGGCGGCGCTGCGCGCTACGCCGGCGGCGGCCGTATCGGTGGCGGCCAGCAGGATCGCGGTGTCTTCCGCGAATGCGGTGCCGTCGAATGCCTCGATGCCGATCGACACCTTGCTGCCAGCGCCCAGGGCGCCGAATACCAACTTGGCGTCGTGGATCTTGGTGCCGGCGGAAAAGTCCAGCAGGCGAATCTTGGTGCCAACAGCCGCGGCGTTGAGGTTGACGAAACCGTGTTCGGCGGCCAGGCCACGGTCGCCCACGTACTGCACGTTGTCCAGAGAGGGAGCGTTGATAGTTGCCATGATCTAATCTCGATTCTGGGAGGCAATGCCTCCCGTTATTGATTGACGAATTGAGTAAAGCTCAATTTACGAGGCGAGCAAAGCCCGACCTTCGGCGGATTCGATGGCGGGTGCGTAGGAGTCAAACACCGCGCAGCCGTGGTCGGTCGGGACGCCGTCGATCTCGAAGCGGATCTTGGCGGTGCCGCCCATGTCAGAAGCAACGATCTCAATCACGTTCTTGTGATCGGTCTGCTCTTCCGACCAGTCGTAAAAGTACGCGCTCTCACCACCGCTGCGACCATAGGCCCGGCCCAAGGCCTGCGCGCCGACGATGATCGAACGGTCAGTGGGGACTGCAGCAGTCTTTTCCACCGGCGTGAACCTGCCGCCGGTTCCCTGGTCCACCTGCACCTTGGAACCCACGTCAAAGCGGATGGCATAACGCTTGAGAGTGGCAATCAGCATGCCACCCCACATGATGGTCTCCATGTTGTCGAACAACGGGTGCTTTGCGCCAGGCACCTTGCGGGCCACTGCGTCCGCAACAGCCTTAGTCCACTGCGTATTGGTGGCACGGGACTTGAGGTACAGGAACTGCCGCTCGGACACAAACCACACGTACAGAGGTGAGTTCCAGTACTTGTCGTCGTTCTCGTACTTGATGCCCTGCAGCGGGATAGTCGATTCGCGGATCTGCGAGGCGACCCGCTCAATGTCCGTGAAGGTCATCGCATCGGTGGTGGCCAGCTCTTCCACGCTGGTGGCGTCACCCGCATAGAACTGGCGGTTCTTGGTTGGCGCCTGGACATCATTGACCATGATGCCGTTGAAGTCCTCGTCAGAGTCTTGCGGCACAACCCAGTCCGAATGGTTCTGGGTGCCACGGGCGCCGGCCAGCTGCACCAGCGTGCGCTGATCTTCCAGGCGGCCCATGTAATCGGTCAAGCCGGTCATCACCACATCGCGCAGGTTGTGCACGGTGCGTTTCTGGGACATCTTGCCGCCGTTGTCGGCACCGGCGCGCGTCTGGTTGATCCAGATGTCCATGCTGGAGCTCGACGTCTTCATCATCTTGCCCTGCACGCGGGTGTCACCCATGACAGGCTTGCCGCGCAGAGGGTTGAACAGGTCGATGCTAACGCGGTCACCTGCACCCTTGGACAGGTCGCCGGCCTTAACCACCGGATAACCCGGTGCAGTCTGGTCCTTGGCCTTGCTGCCGAATTCCGCGTTCTTGGGCATCGGGCCCGAGAGCATGTTCAGGAAGCCGGGAGCCTGCTGCACCTTGGTGAACAGACCTGCGGAGAAGACTTTCGCAGCCAGTGGGCTGCCGATTGGGATGGAATTTGCTGCCATAGTGATTTACCTCAATTCACAACTTTGCGAAATACGCCGCCTGTTCGGCAGGCGACATGCTCTGCAGCTTTTGCGCGATCTGCGCTGCTGACAGGTTCTGTATTTCGTCGATTGCCGTTTCTTTCGGCGCGGCGCCTGCCGGGAACTGCTGCAGCGATGCGGGCATTTCGGAGTGCTGCTCCTTTGCCTTTGCCACAGCGGCTGCCTTGAGGTCTGCCGCGCCTGCCTTGGTAGTACCGAGGTCAATGGTCTTACCCGTGGAAGACTCCGCCATCTCGACGGCCTTGGCGAATCGCTCCGCCAGAGGCTTGTCTTTCCATGCAGCCTGCTGCTGCAGCAGTAAGTCGAACTGCGTGGCAACGTTGAACATGGCCGGATCATTGGCTTGGATATGGGCCAGCTTGGGCACCGTATCGATTGCCTCCTGGATAGCTTCGCGCTGCTGGTTGGCCTGCCGCTCCTGCGCACTGGCGTACGCCTGCTGCATAGGGTCAACCTTGTTCGCGAACTGCTCCTCCAGGCTCTTGCCAACGCTTTGCAGCTTGGCCACCGCCTTGTAGACAGTCGGGAAGTCTTCTTTCAGCTCCAACAGCTCTGCGTCGGTCAGGTCGCCCGCTTTGTCCATCAACTCCGCTGCGCGCTCGGTGTCAGCATCACCGGGGGTACTGTTTTGCTTTGCGCGCAGCTGTTCAAGCTCGGTCTGTGCTTGCTGGTACTTGGCGGTGATCTCGTCGCGCTCGCGTTGCGCCGCTTGACGTTGTTCACGCTCACCAGCCAGGACAGTGAAGGGAAGAACGTGCTTGCCGTTTTTGGACTGAATGCCATCAGCGGTCTGCTCGTCGCCTTCGCCCTCGCCTGGGACGATTTCGGGTTTCTTTTCCTCTGCAGGGGCTGCAGTCGAATCCTTTGCAGGCTCAGTGCCCGTGGTGTCCTGGGCCGTGTCGTCGTCCGGTTCGCCGGCCGACAACTTCTCGTACAGAGCAAGCGCGTCTGTAGGGCTCAGGTTCTCAGGGATTTGGTCTGCTGTTGGATCTGCCATAACTCTCGGTTCTCCGTTTAACGCACTGGTGCGAATAGGCCTGCATTGAGGACGTAACCCTGTCCGGGGTATCAACTGGGCCAGTGAGTCGGAATTTATTGATTATTTCTTACTCGTATCGAGGAAAATTGAGCAAAACAAAACCGGTGCATGGCCGGCTGAAAAGATCATCATGAGTTGCTAAACTCAATCAATGAATACACTGATACTCATTTTGAGCATCCGGGGGAAGTCGAATCCCACTCTGCGCAGCTTGGAAGGCTGGCGACACAACCCGTGTGCTCGGATGCCTGACTGACAAGGGCCACGTCCCTACCTGGGAATGGCCCTCGATACCTGCTCGCCACATGGGCAACAGGCTTGTGTTGGTGGGCCCAGAAGGAATCGAACCCTCATCGCCCGGTTCGTAGCCGGGGGTCCTATCCATTGAACGACAGGCCCATATTGGCGGAAGCACAAGGAATCGAACCCTCACCCGCTCTTCACGGATGGCGACGGTTTTCAAGACCGTTTCCCGACCTTCGGGGCATGCTTCCAGTCGATGGCGGCCAGGAACTCCCAACCCTGCATTGCTGCTTGACCATCAGGAAACAAACCTAGTGACCTCCGTTTTGCCGCACTTCACTCGCCGCTGGTCAGGCGGCGGGGTCCATGCAGTAGGCCGATACCACTCCGCGTGGCCGTTCCCGGCTAGGTTCGTTTCCTGATGCCCCTCGCAAGGGGCTTCAAGGCCTGTGCTGTTCCTACGTTCTCAGGCTACGCGCCGTCTGATCTCTCGATCAAGCTGCCATTGGGCGCACATCGCGAGCGAAGGCCGAAGCCTTAGCGGAAGCGATGGCAGCAATAGCTGCTACAGACGAAGAAGCAAAAGCGTTTGCAGTTACTTTGGTTGCTTGGTTTCGCCTTGCGGCCGGGCTCCGCTTGCCCGAGTCGTAAATCTCCGCGTCCTCGCGCTGTCTAAACCAGGTCAGCCCCATCAAGTCATGCATCTGCTCATTCTCAGGACACTCTTGCGAATGCGTCTTCCTAGAAACGAGAACCTCCAAATGCATGGCTTGGTGGAGCTGGGCGGAATCGAACCGCCGTCCAGCACGCACCTACTTCAACCTCTTGGCAGCATCACTGCTTGCCTCACGACCATCAACGCTAACTGCAGGTGACGAACTTACCCACTCGCCGCGTGTCTGGTTGCAATGGCTGGACTTGAACCAGCGACCTTCGGGGTATGAACCCGCTGAGCTACCAACTGCTCCACATTGCAGAATCAGGATGCTCAAAAGATGGCTCACATACGGCAGTGTCTTCACAACAATTCACATGGAGAGCCCCAGTTGCGGCGCCCACCCGCAACACCATCAATCGAGCAAGACTCAATATTAAATTGAGCTAGGATCACTTTGCAATACGCGCGGAGCGACAATTGTTTCAGGTTGTGGCGCGGATTGCACAGGCGGGATGTTGACGCCAAAGCCGGAGGCGACAGTCTTGAATGCCTGTAGTGTGGCCGCTAGCTCCACCGCCAGCCCGCGCGCTTCCATCAGCGTCTTCTCGGTATCAGCATCCTTGGCCTTGATCTCTGCTGCGGTTTTGGCGTTGGCAAGCGCGGCCGCCTCTTGCTGCATGGCCATCTGCGCTTGCTGGGCCTGTTGGTTCGCCTCCTGCTCCGCCTGCATCTGCTCGGCCGTCTTGACGCCTCCCACCGAGCGGATGCGGTCGGCGATCTCATATTTGCGAGGGCTGTCCGTCTGCTCAAAGACGATGTCGGCCACAGCGGCCTGCATCTGTGGCGGCAGCGACTTGACCATCTCGGTCATCTGCTGCATCTGCTGCATCTTGAAGCTCGGAGTGGCCGGCACGTCGTCCAGGACCAGCACCGGGCGCACGCGCGTGGTGTCGTTCTCAATGACGGTCTGCCCAGTCGCTGGATCCACAACCCGGCGGTTGAACACAATCGTCTTCGCCTTAGCGCCCTGCCCGATCTTGACCCGCGTCTCCTTGCCTAGCATGTCCTGCAGTCGCATCTCGAAAAGCATCTGGCCAGCGATGCGGCGCGCGATGCGGTAGTTGTCGTTCAGGTCGGCCAGGCCGTTGACGCCCTGCTCCACCAGCGAGTTGATGGCGAAGCCGCTGGTCGCACTGGAGTTCTGCCCCATCAGCGCCTTGTGCACGCCCGAGGCCTCGGGGATGCTCTGCTTGGCCTCCTGCAGCGCCTGGAACTGCTGCGAGGAGATGTCAGCGCCGCTGTCCACCTGGAACTGCGAGTTCGGGCTGCGCTCCTTCTTGAGGATGATGTAGGCGTCCTGTCGTGACACCTCGGCGGCCGCGGCTTCATGGTCCTCCACCGCATCGGCGTCGGCGATCACCCGCTTGCTGTTCATGGCCCAGAGCATCTTGCTCTTGCGGGCGTTGACTTCGCGCTGGGGCGATAGCATCACCCGAATGATCCCGTACGGCGCGCCCGGTAGATCCTCGCGTTTGCCGAAGAATGGCACGTACGGGAACAGGCGATGGTTGTAGGGGCTCGGAGTGTCGTACAGCATGTGCGGGCCGACGTACCAGGCCAGGCGGACCTTCTGGAACACGGCCGGCTTGACCTGGGCGCCCTCCTCAACGATCAGGCGCTGGTGCTCCACGTTGTCGAAGTCGCACTCCACAACCGTGCCGGTGGGCAGCCGAAGCGTGTAGCCCTGCACCGCCTTGCGATACCACACCTCGGAGATCAGCACGCTGTTGTCAGCGCGGTTCACGTACATGTGCTCGCTCAGCCTGGTGTCACGGCTGATGTTGAAGTGCTGGATGAGGCCCGTGTTGCCGTTGTCCAGCAGCGGATCGTAGCCCTGCCAGTTGGTACCGCACTGGCGCAGCAGCTCAGCGAACATCGGGAACATGCCAATGGCGTCGTCGAGCAGGATCCAGCGGCGGCGGATCAGGTAGCGCGCATCGGAGAGGTCAGGCTCCTTGCTGCGCCAGTCCCAGTAGATCTCGCTGCGGTGGACGTAGCGGGCCATGTAAGCGTTCTGGGCCAGGCCGTCGCGCTCGCGCCCGATGTAGACCCACCCCAGCCCCGCCTTCACTTCGGCCGCATAGGCCTCGGAAGTGGCGCGATCCAGTCCGGACTCCGTCTCGTCACGCTTGACCAGTAGCGACAGGCCCTCGGCCATGTCATCGGTGCACACGTCATCGTCCTCGGGTCGCACCCGGAAGTCCGAGCGGCTCTTGACCTCCATGCCCAGCACCGTGTCCACCGTGGGCTGGATCAGGTTGGTGATGACCTCGGGCTGACCTCGATCCTGCAGCGTCTCCTTATCTTCCTGGGACAGCTGGTGGTTGTCGTAGAAGTCGCAGCAGATATTGGCCTCGGTGCGCCACCCGCTCGGCTGCAGGGGCAGCTCCATCATCCAGCCCTCAATGATGCTGCGGTCAAGGGGCTTGTCCGCCAGCTCGGGGGCGACATCGCTCACGTTGTCGGTCGGGTCGGTCCCGAATTCGGCGGTGGTAGTGTTCATGCGCAAGGCCTGGTCAAAAATAGTCGCAGTTGCGCAGATTCTCAGGACGTGGGCTAACTCGTACCAGTCAAACCCAACTCGATCCACGACGCCGGCGCATGACCTGGCCCGTTCCCTTGCGCGGGATGGTGATGGCGTAGCGCAGCATCATCAGCGCGTAGCGCGTCGAGTCCAGCAAGTCGTCGTGCGCCTTCACGATCTTCCCGTCCTTGCGGTGGTACATGTTGTACTCGTTGAACCACTCGCTGAGCGTGGAGAAGACGCGAATGCGCAGCGGCTTCTCACCCTTCAACAGGGTCTGCTGCCGGGCGTATTCCGCCGGATCGTTCGCGTTGAAGCCGTCCAGCATCATCATCAACCCGGCCTCCACCGACGTGCGGTTCACCCGGGTCTGCCCGTCCAGCGTGTGCCCCTCCGGGAACTTGGCGTTCTCGTGAAGCATGTTGAGACCATGGCCACGATACTGCTCCGACAACTGCGCGCCGCCGTCCTTGCCGTGCTGCAGGCCGTCATGCGGCCAGGCAAAGGGTATCCAGTCGCCGCGCTGCAGCGCCTTAGGGGCGAGCTGAGCCGGGGTCTGCTTGCTCTCGCTGAGCGTGTCGTACAGGTAGACGATGTTCTCGTCGCGGTCCCAGGCCAGCCAGCTCATAGCCGTGGGGTGGTCCCAGCCGAAGTCGATCGCGCCAATGCGCGGCCAAAGATCGGGGATGCTGAACGGCGCGACCTTGATGATCTCTTCGTCGGTGCCGAAGATCTGGCCGTCGCCAAGCGCCGGATAACCCCGGGAGCGGGCCTTGCGCAAGTGCGGAGGCGTGGATGCCAGCAGCTCGGCCTTGGTGCGCGCGCTCAGGTGGGGCACATCATCCCAGCCGGCCATGACCAGGTACTTGGATTCGGAGCCGGGCACTCTAGGCATCGTCGTCCTTGTAGATGTCCGGGATGCCATTGGGCAGGAAGGATCGCACCGTCTCGCTCATGCCCTCCAGTGGCGTGAACGTGATGTTGATGAGGCCATTGGTGGTGGCCGTCCGGATAAGGCACTCGCCGTAGATGTCGTACGGGGGTTCCTCATCCAGCCAGATAACGTCCTGCTCGGTGCCCTCAAATGAGCCGCGTCCCTGCTGGAAGGACTTGATGCCCAGCTTTGACCAGCCGCCAGTGATGTGGCGGACCTGCACGGTATCCATCAGGTCCTGCACGCCTTGTTTCCATGAGATTGACCCGATGTCATCGCCCGGCACCAGGCCGGTGCCCGCGACACCCTTGCGCGCGCCGTCGAACTTGATGTCACCAAACAGCTTGTTCTGCACAATGTCCCGGCTGGTTTCGTTGGTCTTGCCGGCCGCCCAGGCCTTGATGGGCTTGTCAAACCTCCGACCCACCCACCAATGCGGATAGCGCCCGGTCAGGTGCAGCGCCATCTCGTACCCGCCGGCGCCCTCGGTCTTCCCGATCCGGTTGGCCGCCAGAAAGCAGCGCTCACGGTACTGTGCCCCGGCCGCGAAGAACTCCAAGTGCTTGGGGTAGAGCTCGCGCCGTAGCGGGCCTTCGTCGGGGTAGTAGCTGAACAGCTTGCGCCGAGCCTCGCGCCGTGCTTTCTCCTGCAGCAGCTCCAGCAGCTGGGCCTTCTGCTCACGCGTGAGCCCCGCCAGGTCAGGCTTTGCCCGCGGTGTACGCAGCGATTTGCTTGTCGAGCTCATCGTCTCCCAACTCCGTCACCTGCTTGACCTCGATGCGCTCCTTGAACATGCCCAGGTGCTTGCCGATGTCCACCAGAGCGGCGCGCTTGTCCGCAAGCTTGAACTTGACGCGCTTCACATCGCGGGCATCTTCGCCGCGTCCGTCGACAAAGTCCTCGACCGTCACCTCAGAGAGCGCGGCCGCCTGGTCGCGGGTCAGGTTGGAAAAGTCCAGCACCGGGTCGCCGTCGTGCCCGATGCGCATGTAGTCGTGCATGTTGGCGAACCCGAGCTTTGCCAGCTCCTTGAGCACCATGTCCTGCGTGATCTCAGTGCGCTCGGACCGCTTGTCCTTTGCAACCTGCACGGCGGCTGACACGCTAACATGCGCTAACAAACGGGCCGCCTGCTCGTTGGCCGTCTTGGGCGAGTAGCCAGCCCGAATGGCCGCCTGCGTCCCGTTGAGGTCCACAAGGTACTCGTCCACAAACCGTTGCTGCCTGGGCGTCAACGCCATCAATCCACCCTCAACTTTCCGTGTTCTACAAGCCACTGCGCAGCGATGATCCGCTGCTTGACCCAGGCCTGTGATATTCCCCACTCTGCCGATATTTCGGCACTCGTGCGCGTGCGGGCGGCCACCAGCAGCTCACGCATCCGCGCTTTTGTCCAGGCTACTCGCGGCCTTTTGGCAGCAGAGCCTGCCGGGCGCGTACCGCGTTGATCAATGCCTTCTTCTCGCCTGCACATTCCTTCGCGCTCCCCGTTACCTCCACCAATCGCTCGGTGACATCGTACAAATCGCCCGTCGTGAGAGGGTTGGCCAGCTGCTCAGGGCATTCCTGCATCAACCGTTCATCGACCGGTGGCGCCGAGACTAGCGTTGAGCGCTGCGCGCAGGCCGTCAGAGATGACAGGATCAGAAGGGCACATGGCAGCACCAGCAGCGACTGGCGCCTGGCTTGCAAGAAGTTTTGTCGTGGCATGGTTCGCCTTCTCCGCGTTGAGCATTGACTTGAGGCCCGAGGCCTCCGCTTTGGCCGCCTGCGTGGCAGCCTTGGCCTGGTCCAGGGCAGCGTTGTCCAGGACTGGGACAACCTTCTCTACCGTCTGCACCACGGTCTTGGTGACGACTTCGGCCTCTTTGTGGCGTGCGGCCGACCACTTGTAGCCAAAGCCCAGGCCGGCGACAAACACGATGGCCGCGCCCACGATCAAACCGACTACCTTTTCGATCAGTGACATACGGTGCGTCCCCACGATGAGTAAATGAGCTGGTGTTTCAGCAGGATCTTGGGCGAGTAGGTCTCGTTCTCGTGCTGGTTGGAGGGCAGGATCCCGGGGTTGATGAACCCGGTTGCCTGCCACGACAGCGGATCGGGCGACCGGGCTTTGCGCCGATTGGTCCATCCCAGGCCGCCGTTGTAGCTGGACAGTGCGAAGTTCCACCGATCGCACTCTGTGTGTCCCTTGACACGGTCATACAGCCACCGGTCATACCAGACTCCGGCGCGAATAGACCATGTGGGATTCAAAGGCTCAACTGCACCCCAAGCAGCCGCCTCATTGGCCCACTTGGCCGTCGCTGGCATGAATTGCATGAGTCCCAGAGCGCCGGTCCGCGATACGGCCTGTGCGCGCCAAAGACTCTCCTGGTGGATCTGGCCGGCGATGGCCGGCACGGGCGCCGGGATGCCGAATCGGAACTGAGCCTCCCGCGTGAGCTGGGCGCGGTACTGCAGCGCTGCTGCTGGGATCGCCTGGGCACACACGCCGACAGCTGCGCATGCCAGCGCTACAGCGACCGATGCGAGCTTGGCGAACCTCATGCGCGAGAGGCCTGCTTCGCGTCGGCCAGCTTGTCTCGCAGGCGGAAGCCCATCAAAGGCCAGATCTTGTTGATCGCATTGGCCCGCGCGATATCCTGGCCGATCTGGGCGTCGAAGTTCTCAGGGCTTGCACATGCAGATTCGCCGGTCACGGTGTAGCCGTTCTTGAGCACCAAAACGCAGATGGTCAGCCGGTCAATAGAGGGGTGGTGTTCATCCGCCGCAGTAGGGTCGGGCCATTTCGCATGGTGTGCCTCCCCCACGTTGACGTAGTAGGTGTGCGTAATTTCCGCCTCGATGTCTGCGGGCGTCACGCGCGCGGCCGTCTTGCCCTTGGCCTGTATTGCTTGCTCAATTGCGTCGTCGCTCATGTAGAACCTCGGAAAGTCTCCAGCAGCCGGCTGGCGCGGTATGAATAGTTGCCCCCTGGCTGGGGCGCACAGATCACTATCTGGCACCGTTCTCAACTACCGTGTGAACCCTGTTGCGTGGGTCAGGAGCGGTGCAAGGGGCGAGCCCTCGCGTACGCACGGCTACATCCGCCTCAGGAAGGATTAATTTGGGGCTTTCGGCACGCTCCGGTGCAAAAGCAGGCATTGCCGTTGGAGCATGTGGAGAGGTTGGGCGTGAGCCCGATAGGCGAAATTGCGACTTTGTCCACCTTGATGCTCACAGGCCCAGGCACCCGCCCAATACCACCGCAGCGATGACAATTGCGGCTGGCAAGGCCGAAGAATCTTTCATCCCGCGAGAGTCCCGTCCCACGGCATTGCTGGCAATCCAGTAGCCCACCCAGGCGAACATCGTTACGTGCCCCGCCTTGTAGAGGACCGTCTGCGCGGCGGGCAGCTCGCTGCCCACCAGCCAGGCCAAGGTGTACAAGGCCAAACCCAGGCACAACCACTGCGCCATCTTCAATTTCTCTTTGATCTGCATCTTCGACACCACCAGAGTTAATGTGCTTGCTGCCAAGATCGCGGCTGCGATCCACCGTTTGTCTTTGTCCATCGGACAGCTCCAGTTCCTTGATTGCCCGCTTGAGATACACCGCTTGGTCAAGCGTCTCTTCGTAGGCGTGCTGCAGCCATTGCTTCAGGTCCAACGGGTTGTCAGCCACTGACACGCCGTACTTCTTCATGCCGAAGGCCTGGCGCGCGGAAACGTCGGCACAAACCTGCGCCTCAATCCCGTGTGGCACAGACACGGCGGCCGGATCTTTTCCGTCAACCTCTGCACATTTCATTGAACATCCTTTGCAACTCGTGGCCGGTGATGGCGTTGGACTCCCAGATAAGCCACCCCGCCTTTCTGTTACGCCGCTTGCGAACAATCAGGCGCTTCTTGGACAGAACACACAGCGCGTCCTCTACCTGCTTACGCATGAGCCCGGTTGCGGCGGCGATGTCTCTGCCCATCACCTCCGCCCCGGCGCCCGCACGGATCACATCGAGGATGCGCTTCTGGTTCGTCATTCATCAAGACCCGGGGCCTCATACGGATTGACGCCGAAGTATTCGCACAGCACTTCACGCGCCTGCTCAGCTGATCGGCAGAGCGCATGCGCCCAGCCTTGCGAGGTGAAGTGGTCACGCCACTCCACCTGCTCGGTTGACTCGCGCCCCGTGGCCGTTTTCATCTCAATGACAAGTCCGGCAACTGCACCCACACGCACCGACAGATGCAGATCCGGGAATCCAGGTTTTGTACCGAGGGCCTTCATCTGGGCCCCTGTAAAGGCATCACGCTTGCCCCCGTTGGGTGAGTGATGCAGCCAACGCAGCCCCGGCATCAATTGCCGGACTGCCTGCTTGTGCGACCAACGAACCAGGCGCGCCTGCTCGGCCTCCTCGCTTCGATTGATCGTTCTTGAACGGTTTGCGGTCATGTCGTGATTTTAAATCAACCTGATCAAATCTCACGCAATGATGCAATGTGTTGCAAGTAGGCCAAAAGCCACTTCCTCGGACTTCCCCAGCGACTCCACGGCTGAAAATTGGACAACAATGTTGATTTATAATTGATTTATAGGATTTTTCCCCGATTCCACGAATTCCCCAGCGTTTTAGATCATTAGATCCTGACTGCCTAATAATTAATCAATTTTTTAGGAAGGGTGTAGGTAGGAGAATTTGGGGAAGTAGGTATAGGTATATACATTTATATATATTTATCAATATCTTATCTATAGATAGCAGTTCCCCAGCACTTCTACGGAGCTCGGGGAACTCGGAGAATTCAAGCTCCAAGAATGTTTGCAACCGCTCACATTAGAGGTCAGGGTAAACCCTGGCAGATTGGTTGAACTTAAATCACACAACGGTGAACATTTCTGTATGATTGAGCCCGGATCAACTGCAAAGAATGATCTTTGATAAACACCCGCAGTGACGGGTGATCAACTTCAACAGAGGTAACACATGCAATTCGTGAACATTCACGGGAGGCCGGTTTCGACCGAGCCCACCCATAAATCACCGGTCTCAAAGAAAGAGGCGCCGAAGACTTTTCACAAAGGCTGGAAGGTGCTGGGCGTGCACCCTGACCGCGTGAAGGAGGCCAAGGCCGTGCACGAGGCCGGCCAAAAGCGCGCATCGACCGAGGGGTACAAGCCTTTCAACCAATCGGAGTGGTTGCGGCAAGCCACCTTGAAGCCGGTGCAGTCCAAGCCCATGGCGACACCCGAGGGCGCGGGCCAACTGGCCGACCTGGCGCGCTCGAGCGGCTGGCTCAACGTGGTGGTGCAAGAGGTGATGAAGGGAGGGCACAAGTAATGGCGCGCGCCCTCCTCCAATTCTCATCATGCCTGGCGCTCGCCGCTGTGTGCGTGGCCGCCTATGTGCAGGTCATGCGCCTGGCCGATGCGGGCGCCAGTGACCTCGTCGTGATCCCCTTGACCCTGGTGATCGCTGTCCTCTTTGTCGCCTGTGGCACGGGCGCTGTCTTTGCATGGGAGCCTGAACATGTCCACGGCTGAACTCCAAACTTCATCATCCACCACCGATCAAGCCACCAAGCCCAAGGAGCTGACGGCTGAGCAGAAAGACCAGCTCAACCGCGTTCAAGAGGTATTCCGGGGCTCCCCGCTCCCTCCCCACGATCCGTCCGCCATCACGCTGACCCTGCAGGCGCGCGGCGAGCGCTTCGCACAGCATGTGGATGTGGCCACTGAGACCTTGGGATTCCACACGCTCAACGATCACTTCGCCAAGGGATTCAAGAACTACGACACCGAGAGGTCGCTGGCGTACATCAGCGGCAGCATGGGTCGCCTGCTGAACGGGCCGGCCAAGACGGCCACGGTGTTCATCGAGCCCGAGAAGCACCTGATGGAGTTCGCCACCGCCGGCAGCAGCTTTATCGGGATGCTCAGCCGGCTGGCCGATGCCTTGGAGGCTGACATCCTGGACGCAGACGGCGCAGTTCTTAGCGAGGCCGAACTCAAGGCCCTCGGTGAGCAGATTAACGCCGGGGTGCGCAAGAAGATGCAGGAGCACCGGGCCGCGAACACAGTCGTGTGGCCCGACGGCGAAGCGCGGCTCTACAACGGACTCTCCTTCACCTACGACGTTCTGGACGCCAAGGGCGACTGGGATCACACAGTCTATTTCGATGCTCCGCCAGCGTCGCGGAGCCAGGGGCGAGCCATCGGCCTGAACATGGCCGCGGAGCTGATGAAGTTCCACAAGGCCCACAAGCGCGGGTTCTTTTGGCTCGGTCGCGTGCTGGAAGCAGCCTACGAGGCCAAGAAGGCAGATCCTCGCGTCAAGTACAACAAACCCTGCGTGGCGAACGTTGTGGAGGGCTTCATGGAGGGCATCGAAACCTTTGTTCAAGTCGGGAGCAGGTTCACGAATGTCGAATGGCTCAACGCGCGCATCGACGAAGCCGAGAAGAGTTATGCCCGCGATCTGGCTGAAAAGGCTGAGTTCGCCGAGCGCATGCGCAACGCCAGGGCGGCAGCCGCTGCCAAGCGATCAGCGGCCGCGCAGGGAGGGTCATCGAAATGAGCGCTGTAGCAATCTCCCTCCCCTCCGACCATCTGGGCCTGCACCAGCAGCCGCCCTACGGCTCCCAGATCCTGCAGGCTGGCGGCGATCTGCGCTATCCGGAGATCGTCACCGGCGATGTGCTGCAGATCGACTTCGACGTCAAATCCATCAAGCACGACGGCCTGTACTTGATCGTCATTCGCAGCAAGGAGGGCGCGCCGTGGCGCTGCGCCCGCCGCTTCATGCGCGTGCCCAGCTTCTCCAGCGCGGGCATCGCCATCCATGGCCAGGACGTTGCCGCCGAAGGCTGGGCGCCCGTCCCCGATGAACTCATGAGCCGCATCGAAGTCTTCGGGGCGATCCGTGAGGTCTTCAAGCCCGTCAGCAAGCTGGGGAGGTAGCGCGATGTCGATGCCTCGCCCACCCCAAACCCACGTCTGCGACTGCATGCGCGTCACCGTGGGGGTGCTGTACGACTACCTGCTGGGAGCAGGCGACGAAGTCCCCCCGCTTCGCAAGCTCTCAATCTCCAAGCTGGCGATCATGCTGCGCGACGAGATTGACGCCGCGAAGCGCGAGTCGCCCTCGGTGGCTGCCCGGCAGGACCAGAAATTCCAGGCCATGAAGGCCCAGCTGCTCAAGAAGCCGCGCAAGAACTCCCGCCTCTACAAGGAAATCAATCATGGATAGGCCCACTACCCCTGCCCCCAACATCATCGAGCTCGCGCTGCAGTACGGCGCATCCAGCTACCGCAATCGCTCGGACACCGCCCACCCGGAGTACGGCTACACCGAGCAAGGCCTACTGCGAATTCCGCACACTTCTCTGCTCGTACAGCTCCAACAACTTTTCCAGGGATTGCAGTTGTTCGTCGTTTCCAACACGGCGAGCAGCATCGATAGACCTCTGCTTGTTTTCAAGAGCCGTGGCACCAAGCTCATGGATGTTGCTCTCAAGACTCTGAAAGGCCACGTCACCCATACCTTTTTCAGAGGCCAGAATGAACGTCCCATTCAGATTCTGAATTTGTCGCCTGAGCGCGGCTACAAGTGCAACATCGACAGGGTCCGACAGATCGAATGGGTCGAATCTTTGGAACTGTTCCACGACACTTTGACTTGTGATCGTGTAAGCCTTCCAGTACGGTTTTCGATCTCGAATCGAGCCTACCGTATTTGAGGCCCAAAGTGCCGCATTTTCATAGGCATCGATCAATGTCACTGCGGAGGTGAAGCATCGTGCGTTTTCAGCACGCCGCGTCTTCAGGGCATCGGATTCTTGTGCGGAGGCAACTTGATACCAAGCGACTCCGAAACCCGCAGCAATCGCGGCGATAGACCCGACCGCTTGCACCCAACTGGCGACGTTGGCCGAGTTATCGCTTATCCATACACCGAGGCCAACAAAGATTGTCAGGAGCGCAGTTGTTCCCAGAGCAAGAGCCCACACGGTCGTTACACGTTCAAAAGTGAACCACTTCACCATAGCTACCCCTACTGCTGATATGCCAAACGCTTTTTTAAACTCGCGAGAGTCTATCCGCGAATCTCAAATTGAGAGGTGCCTTGTGGAGCGGCAAGCCGCTGTAAAGCTCCCCCAATTGGGTGAGCTTGTAGATGTGGTGAAGCCCTCAGCCTCATGACCCAGTACTACACCACCACCGAAGTGGCCGAGCGCGAGGGTCTGAGCCGATTTGCTGTACTGCACATGTGCCGGCACGGGACCATCATCCCGGCCAAGATGGTCGCCGGCCGCTGGTTGATCCAGGCCGGCTACCAATTCACCTACCGGCCACCAGGACGGCCGAAACGGACAGGGAAAGTTTCAATTCAGAAAGAGTAGAACAGACTACGCTTCATGAAAGTCTCTTGCGTGCATCTTCTTCTATGAATTCAGAAACCTCTTTAATAAGATCCACGGCCAAAATTTTTATTCGACCCTCGTCTTTTAGTGAAACAGAAACCTGCTTCCATTTAGCGGCCTCCGGACGCTTGGCGGAGCCCCAACCCATTAATGGCAAATCTTCGATAGAATAAAAGACTGTTAACGAGCTTCTGGAAAATACACATACGAAATGTACGCAATACTCTTCTAAAGAGGACAGCTTGGGATGAAAAAATATTGCAACAGGCTCAAAAATTGGGTTTACATTATAGTAAAAACCAGAAACAACTTGACGCTGTTTTTCCACAGTTTCAAGTTTAAAATCATCAGACCGAGGACCGTACATATCTCTCAGCACGGTTCTGGCAAATATGCTAGACTTATCACCAGATCGCGACAGTGGCTTTCTTGGCATTTCCTTATATTCCTGCACACTGTAGGTCACTGTATCGAAAATTGGCTCTACAAATAATGATGAATTTTTATTTAGGAAAATCCATCCGGCAATTTCTTTTACATTTGGTATATCATCTATTTCGACTTTTTTACTGTCAATATCATAAACATCTTTCAATTCAGTCGGCCAGTTTTCCTCATTCACTAAAATATTGAGATGGGCTAAATTTCTCTCTGCTTCTTCTTGAGTGCAATAAACCTCATTCGCTTTAATTTCCGCCAAACGCGCGAGACTATTATCTGAAACCTCCATGGTGACCGCAGCTGTACCAGAGGCATTAAAACTTGAGCCTTTGTCAGAGCCTCCTGAAGCAGGCAAGCTTCCACCAATATGAGGCAGAGCCCTTAAGAGCACGCCCCTTAACGTCTCATTCATTTCAACGAATACTTCCAGACTGGTAGCTTGCACTACAAATGTAGGACGAGGGCCTTTTCTGTGTTCTAGGTTGTCAGCCACAGCGCTTATCAAGTCTTGGTATCGAACTTCACCATCGCGGATTGCCAATGACTTGAATATGGCTTCAGTAAACCAACTGTAGCCGTCACGATCCGCTATTGATTGTTCTTGATCAGAAGAAGAGTGAAAGAAATAGAGATTCTTTAATCCGTGGCTTTCCGCTGATTTTCTTATTACGGGTGCTAAATCCTCCTCAGCTTTTATGTATGTTGACCCTGAATAACATGCGTCTACGATTTTTATGGTTAAATCCGGAGACAAGTTGCGAATTAAATTATCAAGTTCACTATTCCTTAAGCCTGCACTTTCCCTATTCCCGCGGCCATAATCAGAAAAAGCATAAAAGAAATCAGAATCATCTCGATCACCATGACCTGAGAAAAAAAATAGCAACTCTGCAATTTTAGATCCCTTGTGTTTTTGAATGAATTCAACTATTATTTTTTTGGCAACTTCTCCTGTTGCGGAATTGGAGATAAAGCAAATATCATCATAGTTATTTGTAGCCCGAAGAAATTCGCGCATTGTCGCAGCGTCTTTTGAGCACGCAGAAAGTTTAGTTTGTTGACTGTAGTCGGAGATTCCTCCAATTATTGCTAGCTTCACCTTCACTCCTTTAAATCTTTAGATCAAAATTTGAGGTCTTGCTAAAGACAGGTGGACCTATCCAAGCAGCCTCCCATTTAACTGCCAATGAAGTTAAACGTTACAGATCGTACACAAAAAAGAAAATGAGCGCAAAAAAACCCGCCACGAGGGCGGGTGCACAATTCAACAGAGCAACACTAGGCTGCCACGTAGCATTCTACAAGGCTATTCTCAACAGTCTTAGAAATAAGTTTTGCCTGCACGGCGGTGTCCACCAGCTCGTCCAGCTCCTTAGCCTTGCACTTCATCAACTTGAGCAGCTTAGACCGAGGCATGAAGCCCTGCGCCATCAGCGCGCTCTGCCCATCAGCAGCGCTGGTGAGCTTGCGCACCTTCTGGATGTAGCCCAGCATGCGCTGCAGCTGCTCGTCGAATTGGCTGACCGTGCGCGACCTGGTTACCGCATCCAGTAAGCGCGAGTCGTAGTACTGCACATACTCGATGGCCCACTTGAGTTGCTGGGGCGTGATGACGGTGTTCTGCGCCCTCTCCGCCTTGCACGCGATCATGGCCAGGCGCAGCGACTTCTCCAGCGTGCGGCCTAGCAGCACATCGACACCCTCGTGCTCAAACTTGTCCTTCCAGCCGTTGAGCCTACGCTCAAAGGCCTGGATCAGCGGCAAGCAGGCATCGTCGAAGACCAACGGGATGGTGTTCGGCTTCACATCAGGCCCGCAGACTCCAGCCAGGTCGCCGAAGGCCTGCCCCGTGATGTGCACCTGTTTGCACCACTCGGTGATGTGAAATGGCACATCTGCCGCGCGGCTGTTGAGGTTGATCAGTTGCCGGGGGCGGCTTGACTCAACCACGATGCAGCGCCCCAGAAAGCCATCTTTGATCAGATCGTCGGTCAGGTTGCTATAGAAGGTGTTGCCGGTCGTGGCTCCCAGCAGTGTGATGCCTGGGTTGTAGACCACACGGGCCTGCACCTGCTGGTCTTGTCGCAGGGTCATCTGCGAATAGGTAGGTGGGCGCATCACGCCGTTGACCCGCCCATACGCCTCCACTAACTTGTCGATCGCCGCTTCGCCGTTGCTGTTTCCCTTCGCGCGTGACAGCTTGAGCATCTTGCCAATCTCGTCGATGCAAGCGAGGGGGGCGGGCGCCTGCAGCAACTGGGAGAACACTGCGCCGGCCGATGTGTATCCAGATCCGCCGATCAGCTCCGGTAACCCGGCCTCCGTCAGGATCTGCTGCACAGCTGACTGGGGGTGCTCCTTCCCCTCGGTGGACTTGGCCACCATGATGAAGTAGAGGGATGTGAAGTTGTTGAACTGGGACACGTAGGTGCGCGCGATTACCACACTGCCTAACGCGACGGCGGCGGCCACGGCCAGCTCGGGCTGCTCCTTGGGCGCCGTCGCAGCGATCCAGCGCGCAATCTCGCCCAGCATGCCGGGCGGGTTGATGACGAACGGAGGCAGCGCGGGCGCCGCCTCCTCGCTGGTGGTGGGCGGCAGCAGTATGCGGTCCGCCGCCGGCGGCGATGATGAAATGTCCGGAGCTG